TCTTAACAGGCGAAGGGGCTCCGGAAACTATGGGCGACGAAGCACCTGCAGAAGAGCCAGAAATGGAACCAACAGTTGATGCAGAAGCAGAAGCAGAAGCACCTGTTGAAGGCGAAGATGAATTTGGCGCGGCGGCTCCAGCGGCAGGCGGCGAAGAAGAAGCCGGTAGAGAAAAACGTGAGTCAATTGAAAGAAGCAGAAGGCTCGGGACTATCCTGGGTGATTCAAAAAAAAAGTAATTGAATCAGCCTCACCCAATCTGCTGAAAATCCTAAATTTCCTTGTAAAAAACAAAAAGGCATCAGTCTCTTGGGAAGAACTCAACGGCTATATGGACAACATGGGTGCTGAAGAATATAACCAAGAGACTTTCAAAGCCGCATACGATCAAGATCCACAAATTAAATCATTGGTATCAAGTTTCGATCCTGAAGGTGTTACACTCAAAGGTGGCGAAGAACCACAACAACCTGCACAAGACAACACAGTAGACCAAATGGCACAGTCGGCAACGGCTAATGCTATGTCACAATAAAATAACTACTTGACTTTTTTACGTAAGTACTGTATAGTAACAGTTATGAATGAAGGTCAATATGATTCAAAACTTTAAAGAAGTCGCAAACCAATGGATATTGCATTCCAATTATCCCCAATACAAAGAGTTTGAAATACTTTTTGATAAGATAATTGCTGATGACGAAAGCGAAGGCACAACTACGGTTGATGGCGAGCAAATCTATATTCCAAAAGACAATCCAGAATATCAAGAAATTCAAAATAGATTCTTTAAATGGTTAGAAACACAATTTGAATTCAAAGGCTTTTATGATTTTAAATGTATTGAGTCTTGGATTATCTATTATCAAAAAGGTGGTTACCAAGGACTTCATGTACACCAAGGCGACATGAATAAAAATACTTTTAGTGCAGTCATTCATTTGGATACTGTACCAATTGAACATAATTCTAAAAATAAGTTTAACGGAATGCTTTGGACACTTATGCCAGAACCCGATGGCTACCAACACCCGGATCACTTTGCAAGTGTAGAAGGTGGAGTAGTTTGTCTCGATGGCAGAGTGTGGCACGGTGTGTATCCTACCGACAGTATTAGACGCACCGTAGTTTACGATATCGAATATAAGAGGAAATAATTTTGTCATTAATAACCGAACGCTACCAGTATAGCGAAATCAAACGACAGCAAGTAGACGGCAAACGATTGTATGCTTGTCCAGACGGCAATGCCGTTGCAAGTGTTACAACTATACTTGATAAAACAAAAGACAAGACACATCTTATTGCTTGGAAGAAGCGTGTTGGCGAACAGAAAGCACAAGAGATTGTTACTGAGGCCGCTGGCGTTGGTACACGAATGCACAAGTATCTTGAAGACTATATTGAGTTTGGCGAATGGCCTACGCCTGGAGGTAATCCTTATGCACAACAAGCACACAAAATGGCAGGACAAATTAAAGAAAATGCTATGGTAGATGTAGATGAAATATGGGGTAGTGAAATCAATCTATATCACCCTCAAATTTACGCAGGAACAACTGATCTTGTAGGAACATACAAAGGCCAACCGGCTATTATGGACTTTAAACAAACTAATAAACCCAAGAAAAAAGAATGGGTTGAGGATTACTATCTACAACTTGTAGCCTATGCTCTTGCACACAACGAAGTGTATGGTACTGATATCAAAGAAGGCCATGTGTTTATGTGTAGTAGAGACTTGCAATATCAACAGTTTGACCTTACACCAGACGAATTCAAACACTGGGAATCTAAATGGTGGGACAGGGTCTATCAGTATTACGACAAATTCGCATAAATACTTGTAATAAGGAGTAAGCAGTGGCAGTCGTACAAATATCACGTATTCAAGTCCGTAGGGGACGTAAAAACACAGGGTCAGGTATTCCGCAACTTGCAGGTGGAGAACTTGGTTGGGCAGTTGATGCACAAGAACTATTCATTGGTAATGGAGCAGTATCTGAAGGATCCCCAGCAGTTGGTAATACTAAAATCCTTACAGAAAACGATAACCTGTTTACACTTGCTGACCAATACACTTACAAGTCAGGCACAACAGTACAAACAGGTGCAACAGTAAGTGGACCAATTAAAAGAACATTACAAGACAGATTAGACGATACTGTTTCAATTCGTTCTTTTGGTGGTACAGGTGATGGATCAGACCATACAGCGATTTTACAAAGAGCAATTGATCAACTATACATCAACACTGCAACAAAAGGAACAACAGGAAGTAGAATTAAACTTGTTATTGAAGCAGGTACATATTCTATTAATGACACAATTTATTTGCCGCCATACACTACAATTATTGGAGCAGGTGAAGGCAAAACTGTTATCAACCAAACAGTTGACAAACCAATTTTTAAAACTGTAAACGAAACAGCAACTCCTGGAAACTATCCAGATGATTCAGGTTCGACATCATTAAACCAAGCAAGAAACATTCAGTTAGAAGGACTTACACTTTCTCATTACACAAATGGATTTGTAGGATTAGATCTTGTAACTTGTAAAGATAGTTTATTTAGAAACTTAGAAATTAAAGCAACATGGACAACTGGCAACACACCTAATACAGGAAATATTGCAATTCAATTATCAAGTTTAAGTACAGTAACAGGATCATTCAACAACCGTTTTGAAAATGTAAAAATTACAGGTTGGGGATACGGTGTTAAGAGTGATGATGATGTTTATGAAAACTCATGGTCGCACTGTAATTTTGATACATTAGGTTATGCTGTACACTTTGGAGAAAATACAACTATTGGAAACCAAGGTCAAGCAACAGGACCAGAGCGTAATAGTTTTTCACATTGTAATTTTGATAACATTGATAAGAATGCAATTATCTTTGAAACAGGACAGTACAACGAAAGCACACACAACAAGTTTTATGGTGTAGGAAACAATGGTGGTACAAGTGCCGCGGCGGCTTACACTATTATCAAGTCAGTGCCAACAGAAAATGTAAGTATTAACGATTGGTTTAGTAGAACAAAAGATCTTTCTACCGAAGTATCATTTAATACAATTCCTTACATTTCTGAAATTGAAGGACCACTGCACACAGAATATGTTTACACTAATTCACTTTCATTAGGACAGATGAATGCATTTGAAACAATCTTCCACTTACCGGGTGACTTTACAAGAGTTTACAAAATTGAATACAAGTTTAAGAGTAACCAAGTAAACGCAATGCGCCAAGGTATATTAGAAGTTATTGTAAACAAAACAACAAATACAGTAACATACTCAGACATTTATGATTACAATGGTGAACTTAGTTTTTCTGAAACTATGGAACTTAAAGCACAACTGTTTGATTTGAATACTGATACAACCAATGATACAGTAGGTATTAGAATGCGTAATACTGTCAATACTGAAGACGCAACATTCTCATATAAAGTTAAAATCGTAAATTAAATTAGATGTTTTCAGAAGTATTTGAAGATAGATTAAGATCGTGGCGCCAGGTCAGAGAGCGAGTAAACAATTCTGATCTTCCTTTTGACGAAGTTATGGCAGTTTACAGTAAAGCACCAGTTATCCACAACAAATCTATCGATATGTGGAACAACAAGACTTGGTTAGATCCTTGGCAATTAATTAAGGAAAATGGTTATACAGAGACTTGCATTATTTGCGGAATCTGCTATACTTTACAATTAACTGAAAGGTTTTCTCACAGTGACTTTGAGATACATATTACTACAAATAACGAAACGAAGGAAACCTTTTTACTTTTGGCTGTTGATGACATTGTGTTACAACCGCAGGAAAGGCGTTATCTAAAACGGAGTGCAGTGCCTAATACTTGGATCTCACAAAAGATTTACAGTATGCCTGCGATCCACTAAATATTTTTTGTAATAAAAAGGAAGTCAGAATGTCAAACGGTACAGGAATTAATATAGTAAAAAGAGATGGTTCGTCCGAACCATTAGATGTCAACAAAATCCATAAAGTAGTAGAATTTGCTTGTGAAGGATTAACAGGTGTAAGTTCGTCACAGGTAGAAATGAGTTCACACATTCAATTCTATGATGGTATGACATCAAAAGAAATTCAAGATATTATGATCAAATCTGCAAACGATTTGATTACATTAGAAAATCCTAACTATCAATTTGTAGCGGCACGTTTATTGTTGTACGCAACATACAAAGATGTGTATGGAGAATTCAGTAACAAGAGTTTACGTGACATGATTGACTTGAACATCGAAAGAGGTGTTTACGATCCGGAGATTCTTGAAAAGTACACAGACGAAGAACTTGACAGCCTTGACAAATATATTAAACGTAACCGTGACGAAAACTTTACCTATGCAGGACTAAGACAAATTGTAGATAAGTACCTATGCCAAGATAGAAGTACAGGTCAGTTGTTTGAAACACCACAACATATGTACATGATGATCGCGGCGACACTTTTTGCAAACTATCCTACACAGGATAGAATGTATTACGTAAGGAGATATTATGACGCGACCTCGCTTTTTAAACTCAACATCCCCACACCCGTTATGGCAGGTGTACGAACTCCTATTCGTCAGTTTGCTTCTTGTGTTCTTGTTGATAGCGATGATACTCTCAATTCCATTTTTAGCAGTGATATGGCTATTGGACGTTATACTGCCCAAAGAGCAGGTATCGGAATTAACTCTGGTAGAATCAGAGCAATTAACTCGAAGATCAGAGGAGGAGAAGTAGCACACACAGGAATCGTTCCGTTCCTTAAAAAGTTCGAATCGACTGTGAGATGCTGTACACAGAATGGTGTACGAGGCGGTAGTGCTACTGTCCATTTCCCACTTTGGCATTTTGAAATTGAAGACATCCTTGTATTAAAAAATAACAAAGGTACTGAAGACAACCGTGTACGTAAGTTAGACTATTCAATTCAACTTAACAAACTAATGTATGAAAGACTATTGTCTGATGCAGACATTACTCTTTTCTCGCCACATGATGTACCAGAATTATATGAAGCATTTTATGCCGATCAAGACAAGTTTGAAAAACTATACAAGAAGTATGAAAAAGATACTTCAATTAGGAAACGTACTGTAAAGGCAATGGATCTTTTCTCGTCATTGTTAAAAGAACGTGCAGAAACAGGACGTATGTATATTATGAATGTTGACCATGCTAATACGCATAGTTCATTCAAAGACACAGTTTACATGAGCAATCTTTGCCAAGAAATCACATTGCCTACAAAACCATTACAGCACATTGATGACGAAGAAGGCGAGATTGCTTTATGTATTCTTTCTGCAATTAATGTAGGACTTCTCAAAGAACTTGATGACTTAGAAGAATTATGTGACTTGGCAGTAAGAGCATTAGACGAGATTATTGATTATCAAAAATATCCTGTGAAGGCGGCAGAGGTAAGCACTAAAGCAAGACGTTCATTAGGTGTTGGATATATTGGACTTGCACACTATTTGGCACGTGAAGGTGTTAAATACAGTGACAAGAAAGCACTTACAAAAGTGCATGAACTTACTGAAGCATTTCAATATTATCTTCTTACTGCTTCAAATAATCTTGCAAAAGAAAAAGGAAAATGTGATTACTTCGATAGAACAAAGTATGCAGATGGTATTCTTCCAATTGACACATACAAAAAAGATCTTGATGAAGTATGTAACATCAAACTAAAATATGATTGGGATAGTCTTCGCAAGGACATTACAGAACACGGACTTAGACACTCGACATTGTCCGCACAGATGCCATCAGAGAGCAGTTCCATTGTGTCGAATGCAACAAACGGAATTGAACCACCTCGAGGATACTTGTCCGTTAAGAAATCGAAAAAAGGACCTCTTAAGCAAATTGTTCCACAATATACTACGCTGAAGCAAAATTATACTTTACTGTGGGATATGCCGGGCAACGAAGGCTACATTAATATTGTAGCAGTTATGCAGAAGTTCTTTGATCAGGCTATTTCAGGTAACTGGTCATACAATCCATTACAGTACGAGGACAATGAAGTTCCAATGTCTGTGATGTTTAAGGACCTATTGAATACATACAAGTACGGCTGGAAAACTTCTTACTATCAAAATACCTATGACTTTAAGGGGGCAGATGACGTAGAAGATCCGAAAGAAGAGATAAGTACTCCACTTGTCCAAGAACAACCAGAAACACAAAATGACGAAGAAGTTTGTGATAGTTGTGCAATTTAGTTCTTGACAACAGGTAAAACATAGTGTAATATAGTAGTTGAAAGTTAGAGGAACGATTATCAATGGCGAAAACAGTTTTTAATAAGAACAAGGTAGATTTCACCAAACAGTATATGTTTTTTGGTGAAGATCAAAATACTCAAAGATATGATACATTTAGGTATCCGGAGTATGACAAACTTAATCAAACAATGCTTGGTTACTTTTGGCGACCAGAGGAAGTGTCGTTACAAAAGGACAGAAGTGATTATGCTGAATTTCGTCCAGAGCAGAAACATATTTTTACTGCTAATCTAAAATATCAAACCCTACTTGATAGTGTACAAGGTCGTGGACCGTGTATGGCATTCTTGCCATATGTTTCATTGCCGGAACTTGAAGGTTGTGTAATTGCTTGGGACTTTTTTGAAACTATCCATTCACGTTCATACACACACATTGTTAAAAATGTGTATCCTAATCCAAGTGAAGTGTTTGATACTATCCTTGACGATGAAAAAATTATTGAACGTGCAGAAAGTGTAACTAAAGAATATGATAACTTCTATAATGTTGCCAATGAGTACTTTAACAAAGGCAAAGGCAATATGTACGAAGTTAAAAAATCATTGTACAAAGCAATGATGACTGTAAACATTCTTGAAGGTTTACGTTTTTATGTATCATTTGCTTGTACATTTGCATTTGGCGAACTTAAACTTATGGAAGGTTCTGCTAAGATTATTTCACTTATTGCACGTGACGAAGCAACACACTTGAACTTGTCAACACACATTCTCAAGCATTGGGCAAAAGGCGATGATGATCCAGACTTTGTTAAGATTGCAAAAGAGTGTGAAGAAGAAGTTTATGAGATGTGGCGTAATTGTGTAGACGAAGAAAAACGTTGGGCAGATTATCTGTTTAAAGACGGATCTATTATTGGTCTTAACGAAAACTTGCTACACGCATATGTAGAATTCATTGCCAACAAGAGATTGAAAGCACTTGGATTAAAGACGATTTATGATCGTCCAATTAATACTAACCCTCTACCTTGGACACAGCATTGGTTAAGTTCAGCAGGCTTGCAGGTTGCACCGCAAGAGACTGAAGTTGAGTCTTACATTATCGGCGGTGTTAAACAAGATGTAGAAAAAGATACATTTAAAGGATTTAAGTTATGAGTAGAACAGTAGTTTATTCTAAACCAATGTGTTCATTTTGCGACAAAGCAAAACACCTATTGAAAACATTAAAAATTGAATATGAATCAATTCAAGTTGGTACTGACATTTCGGTACAGCAACTTACAGAAGAATTTGAAGCAAATGGGTTGCCTCAACCAAGATCAGTTCCGCAAATTATCCTGCACGGTAAGTACATTGGAGGCTATGATGCATTAGCCAAGTATGTAGAAGAAACCGGAATGGAAGGAATTAGTCAATAGTGTTAGTACAATCACATAAGTCTGGAGACACTGTCTCAATAAAACTTACTTCAGGTGAGGAAATTGTTGCACGTCTTACAGAAGAAAAAGCAGATAGTTGGGTAGTTCACAAACCTTTGACTTTAATGCAAGGCCCGCAGGGTTTGGTATTAGGTCAATGGATGATTACCAGCGATCCCTTGCAAGATATTAACATTCCAAAATCAAATGTTATGGTGATTACTAAAACACTTGAAGACCATGCCAAGAGATACATTGAAGCAACGACAGGGATTAAAACATAATGAGTAACAAATTAATTTTAGTTGATGTTGACGGCGTTCTCTTAGACTGGAAGAATGCGTTCTTGCAGTTTATGGCTTTGGAAAATATTGTTGAAAAAGACAATACCAAATACCACGTATGGGAATGGATGCAAACACAAGACGGAAAAGAAATCGATGAGTCTAAAGGCAGATTTATGATTGAGTATTTTAATCGCTCAGCATGGATGTGCTTTTTAGATCCTCATAGAGACGCAGTAGAAATCGTAAAAGCACTTAAAGAAAAAGGCTATGACTTTAAGGCAATTACCTCTATGCACAAGGATATTCCAGCACAAGAACTACGCAAGATGAATCTTGCAGATGTGTTCGGTGAAGGAACTATATCCGACATTACCTTTCTACCAACAGGTGCAGACAAACGTGAAGCACTTGCAAAGTATGAAGGTTCAGGGGCCTGGTGGATTGAAGATAAGGTTTCAAATGCTAAGGACGGAAAAGACTTAGGATTGAATCCCATTATCATTGAACATGAGTACAACAAAAACGAGTATGCTCATGATATTCCATTTGCAAAATTCTGGAGCACTGTTTACAAACACATTACAGGAGAAAGATATGTCAACAATTCATGAGCAAATTATTGCAGAATATGAAAATTACTTGAAAGAAGCAGAAGCATTTGATACAAAAAATGTGAAAGCGGCCGCGGCAAGAGCAAGAAAAGCCTTAGGAAACATTGGTAAACTTGCAAAATCAAGAAGAGCGGAAATCCAAGAGAAAAAGAACTCTCTATAATCTCAATTGTGAACAGCATAGGATATTGATTTATTCTATGCTGTTCTCACATAAATACAACCTCAATATACTAAATACAAATATAGAGGGTAACATAGAATATGCAGAACGGCAAACTAAAATGGTACAATCCAGTTAAAGGGTTCGGATTTATATCTCCGGAAACTCCTGGTGCCAACGACATCTTTGTTCACATATCCGAACTTAAAAAAGCAGGTATTGTAGAAGATCAAATACTTGAGGGTATGGAACTGTCATACGAAGAACTTGATTTCCGCGGTAAGATTGTCGCCGGAAATATCCAAAAAAAATAATCATCTCACTAAGTAATATTATGAAATGCGAACAAGGTGACCTTGCTCGAATAATCTTTTCTATTCGCCCTGAAAATGTAGGACGAATTGTAAAGGTAAAAGAGTACATAGGAAAATACAACAACGGCGAACAATTCCAGTTTAGGGGTATGGCCTGCCAATGCCTTGTACACGATCACTATTGGTGGATTGAAGCAGAAGATATCAATACTCTGCTTGGTCCAAGTCCACAAGCCTATATAGCCGACAGTTGGCTCGAACCAATTAGGCAACCAAAAACCAAACAAAAAGCAAAAAAAGAACTTGACATCCTTGCATAGAGGTGTTATAAATAAAGGGTAACGTTGAAGCACGTTGACGACGGAGTAGACCGGGGGGCAGTACCCCGCACCTCCACCATAAACACATTATGAAGGCTACACATTATGAAGGCTACAAGAAAAAGAACATTAGTCAAGACACTAATATACAGATGCTGGGTTATACTTTCAACTTATATTATGTTATTGATTACTGGGCAAGATTATACAACAGCAATAATACCTGCTATCGTTATAAATCTTGTTTGGACTACAAGTTACTATTTGTATGATAGACTTTGGTTACGTATTAAATGGGGACTTGAAGAGTAGTGTGTTTATGATGGGGGTGACACAGGATCGATACACGGCATAGGCGCAGTGGAGTTACCGGTAGGCGATGACCGTAAATCAAGCAAAACTACAAACGCAAACGAAAACTTTGCACTTGCGGCTTAGTGTAAACTAAACTGGCGGGGTTGGCAACTTACCTGGCAACAGAAAAGTTGCACTCATTCAGTAGAGAAGGACAATCAAATGCAGTTTAAAGAGTTTTATTTCCATGCCATCGCTATCTGTGTAGGTGTAGGATTTTTATCAGGTGTAGCACAAGCAGAGGTTGTAGATCACCACTACAAAAATGTAATTGAAAAGACACCTTACTTTGTAGAAGTATGTGAAGATGTTGTAGTTGGCGGAGACAAGACCGGTGATGCACTTACTGGTGCAATCATTGGCGGTGTCATTGGTAACAATGTTACAAAGAATGTTGAGAATGGTGGAGCCGTTGGAGCATTGCTTGGTGGTATTATTGGACACAATAATTCAAAAGCACAAAGTCGTGTAGAAACACAGTGCCGTCGTGAACGTAGATACAACGAAACACTTTCAAAAGTATATTCACATTCAACAGTAACATTTTGGAATGACGGACGTCAATATACTTTAAAGTTTCAAAAATAGTTTAAGTGGGTGCGGTGAAGATGGAGTGTCACACTGGTCTCCAAAACCAGGACTGTAACAAGTCAGGGGGTTCGAATCCCTCCACCCATGCCAAATCGCGGCTGTAGCATAATGGTAATGCACTGGCCTTCCAAGCCATGTATGGGAGTTCGATTCTCCTCAGCCGCTCCAATTTAGTTCTTGACTTTTAGTACAACTTGTAGTATTATAAACACATGAACATTAAAGATAAAATCAATATGCGTATGGATGAACTTGAACATATGATGGATTCAAATCATCATCTGAAGAATCCAGACGAAGTGTCCGAACATATTCTTAGTATTTCAAAATTTTGGAGTGTGATGTCGGAAGAAGATAAAGACTATATCGAAGGTGCAAAATTTGCAATAGAAGAAAAGAAAGTTTGGAATGAGAATTCATAATTTAGAAACTCCGTTTCCGCATACTATTATCTATGACTATTATAGTCCGCGTGAAGCAAGTTTAATCTTACAAGAACTGCAATCTCTACAGCCTCAAATGAGTGACAAAACAGAGACAGGCGATCCACGTAGTAATAATATGGTTGGTCTTAGTCTTGATTGGTTTTATCAAAAGGATCGTTCACAAAGCAATATTCTTAACTTCAATAGACAAATATTCAATATCACAGACAAACTAATTGAAAACAAGTTTATGAACTATTTGGATATGGTTAACGAAGACCTTACACAGGTAAACTATTATCCAGATGGTAGTGAATATTTACATCACGCCGACCATGCAGTTATAAGTGCTGTCACAACTTTTTGGGATTCTCCAAAAACATTCTCAGGCGGTAAGTTATATTTTAAAGAATATGATTATACTCCATATATGGAAAACAACACTATAGTCCTATTTCCAAGTTTTGAACAACATGAAGTCACAAAAGTACAAGGTACAGGCAGATATAGTGTTAACCAATTCTTTTTTGTTAACCGATAACGGTTGACTTTATTCTCCAAAGATAGTAATATTATTAATTATAACTAAACAAAGGTGAAATTATGACTATGCATCTGGAACGTGGGTTGACTACAATCAACACCAAGAAGCGTAAACGTAAAATTACAAATGCCAAAATGGCTAAGTGGACTGAAGAACTAAGACTTCATAACAAACAAATGAAACGTCTTGGCATGAAAGATCATATGATGACCATTGACGAGTATGTGGATTATGTTCATGGACAATACAAGCCTAAACGTAAGACTGAAACAGTTATGAATACTCCGTGGCATTACAGTGGACCTTTTGTTAGAGAAACAAAACACATTCCAAGTCACGTTTCCGAAAACAGTTTTCAACCTGCTACTAAGAAAGAACCAATGCAGTACACTGGCGAACGTAGACTTGTAGGTATTGCTACTATGCATAAATCAAATATGGTTCCTGTATTTGCCGACGATGATGATAAGACTGGATCGAAACAGGCTACAGAAATCGCAACTATGAGACGTGGATGATTAAAAAACTATGGCATAAGATTCCAAAACGGACAAGATTTTGGATTAACGCAGTCATTTGTTCAGCAATTTTTATAACAGCAAGTTTTGGCGTTGGAACTTTTTATCCTAACAAATGGGTAAAGGATACCATTGTTCAAGCAACTGAAGACAAAATGGTTTCTGAATGGAATGACTTTGGTTTTACTAAACCAAGCATTGAATATAATAACAACATTGAATTTGTAAAGGCTGTAGGAAAATGTATTGAATATATTAACCTACACAAACAACACCCCGAAAGAATACACAAGGACATTATTATTGCTATGGCTGTTTTGGAAACAGGCTGGGGCAAGAGTAGATTTGCAAAAGAAGCAAATAACTTATTTGGTATCAGGACATGGGATCCAAAAGTCCCACAACTGAAACCACTTGAACTTCCTGATGCAGATTTTGGTGTAAAAAAGTATCCTACCAAATGTGATAGTGTAGAAGATATGATCAACATTATAAACAGACATCCTGCATATGAAGATTTTAGATTGGAAAGATCAAAACAACTTACAACAGGCGTCATTGATATTAATGCACAAATTGATCATCTTTCTAAATGGAGTACCAATCCAGAATATACAAAACTTGTTAAAATTAAAGTAAAAACTGTTGCTGATATTTTGGCAAAATAGTTCTTGACTTTTGACAATGACTTGTATATACTGTAACAATAATGAATAGGCTAAAAAGGAGGCTTACAATGAAAGGCGTACTAAAATTGGCGGCTATTGGTTCGTTGGTAGCACTGTTAGGTGCTTGTAGTTCAATGACAACTGTTGCTGAAAGAGAAACTTATGCACAACCTAAATGGTATGCTAAGTGTAAAGATGCTGGAACCGAAGGTTGGTTCTGGTGGGGTAAAGACTATGCATATGCTTGTGGTGCTGGAGAAAGCATCTATGCACAGGCGGCTGAAGAGCAAATGTATGCAATAGCAATGAATAACTTTGCTAAAAGAATCAACAGTAAAGTCAACTCAGAAACTAAGATTCAGTTTACAAATGATGTAAAGGATACGAAAACAGTTATTTCGTATGTGGTTGATAATACTGTGATCAGAGAGCATCTAAACAAACAAAGCGGTCACTTTACTATGGGTGGCAAGCACTATACATTCGTTAGGTTGAAAATGCCTAAGGAAGTATTTGATGCATTGATTAACGAGGCTAAGACACAGAATCAGGAGCAGTAACATGAGAAATCTTGTGTTACTTGCCCTTACTGTAACTTTCTTAGGTGCTTGTAGTTCAACTCCTAAGGTAGAATTAGCAGATCAGTCGCAGTACTGTTATACAGATCAAAAAATTGTAAACAAAGATAACAAACAGATTAGCAGTGAAACAACACTTACCTGTTCCGATAGGCTTGATCTAAACAACAGTATGATTGTCAAGAGCGGCATTGCAGATACTTGTAGAGAGTATTGGTACAATGTGCATATTGGCGGACAACTACGATATAAGAAAGGTTATATCTGTAGGAAACTTGATATAAATGGAGAGCACGGTGGTTGGGAGATTGTTAATCCTAAGTTTATGCATTAGTCTTTTAGGCGGATGTGCATCACACAAAGAAACCTACGTTAGCAACAGTGTAGGTAGCAGTGCAAACAATTCTTATTCTCCTAACAAGAGTTACATAAACATTGTAACAAACTTTATGAGTTGGAAGATGCATAAACTTCCAGCCGAGGATCAAGTTAAACAAGAACAAGCAGTGTTTTTCGCACTCGACAACAGTGAAGAAGGCGATGTTGTTGAATGGTTTGGAAAGAAAAACAACAGCCACGGTAAAGTAATGATTGCTATGACATATCCGCAAGGCAGTGGTTATTGTAGGGTTGTTTTTTCACAGATTAATTATAAAAGCAAAACACGAGACTTTAAGGAAACCGCCTGTCGTAATGGTCCTAAAAAAGGATGGACGTTTGTAAGATAAAGTAGTGGTTTTCGATAGTAAGTAACCACGATAAATATTATGTTAGGAAATAGTATGTTTTTTGGTTTAATTACTTTTATAACTGCACTTACCATTTCTGGTGTTGCAATCTATTACAGTGTAGCAGGCTTGGCGGCTATCTTCGCGGCGGCTGTTATTCCTATTATTGTAATGGGTGTTGCACTTGAAGTAGGTAAACTTGTTACCGCAGTATGGCTTCATCGTAATTGGAATAAAGCCGTATGGTGGATGAAAACCTATCTTTCCATTGCAGTGTTTGTACTCATGTTTATTACGTCAATGGGTATTTTTGGTTTCCTAAGTAAAGCACACATTGAACAAACATCACTATCGCAAGAGCAGGTCGCTCTAATCGAAACACTCAACGATAAAGAAACACGTTCACAGGCTAAGATTGATAGATGGCGTGGCGAACTTGATCGTTTGATGAAGGGTGAAGATGTTCGTGTAGACGGACTTATTGAAAAAGAACAAGAAGGTTTAGACAAAATTTATGCTCGTATCAAAAATGAAAAAGATGCATACAGAGCAGATGCTAAGTTTGAAATAGAACAACAACAATTACGTATTACACAAGCACAAGACAGACGTGATGCTGAAATTGCCGCGGCAGAGAAAAAGTTTGAAGGATCACTTGGTGGTAGTAAACAATACGAAGAAGCAGTTACAAAAGCAAAGAACAATGAACTAAGTGTAGCAAGTAGAGCACAAAA